GTCCTTGACAAATCTTCCCAAAAGGCTCAGTTTTGACATAAATTTAGTGTAAATAAGTTCCGATTTTAGGCAAAGAAAAAACCTTGAATGACTGTAAAACACAGCATTTTCAAGGCTTTTGTCTTATGGTGCGCCATGAGGGGCTCGAACCCCCAACCTACTGATTCGTAGTATTTAAATAAATGGCTATTTATAAAGGCTATTGGCGATTTAAACGCATAGGGTCACCCATTTGCAAGAATACGAGCTGCTTTTTCTAAATCGCTCATGTCGATGTGAGTGTAAATATTGGCAGTCATCCGTATGTCTGTATGGCCCATCAGCTTCTGAGCTGTCCTGATATCAATCCCTTTTTTTGCAAGATTGGTACAATATGTATGCCGCAGACAATATTGAACAATATCGCTTGCAAGTGGATAAGGAGGAATGGGTTTGTTTCGATAGACCTCGCATCCCATTGCAATATTAATCTTGTTCTTAAAAACTTCCCATGTTATTTGCCGATAGTTAACCTTAACCATCTTGTTTGTTCTAGTGTGGCATATATAATCATCAGCCTTTGTATCCTTGAATAAATCGTATAGCCATTGAGGAAGAGGAACGACACGATCGGCGCTTGCCGTTTTAGTCCCGCGAACATGTAGATAGTAGAATCCGTCACGGACAATGATATCATTACCTTTGCAGTTATATGCCTCGCTTGGTCGACATCCGCAGTATAACATCATTAAGTACGCATAAAACTTTGTGTCAGTCAAAGCGACTTTAGTAATGTACTGTTGCTCTTCTTCCGTCAATGCTCTGCGCTTGAGTTTAAAACCTGCAGGCTTTTCCAGGAACTCGGCAGGGTTGCTATTGATTAAGCCTTCTTGCACAGCTTTACCAAATATAAAGTTCATTGCCTGATGAACTTTTGCAATCTGCGAAGATGATCGTCCGCGCTGACCATTGAGCACTTGCTGACAATGGAGTGGCTTGATAGATTTAAGCGAATACGATCCGATGATAGGGTCAATATTTGATTGGACAAGGTAAACAAAATTACGCTTAGTACGATCAGAGCATTTTGTTTTATATGTCTCAATGCAGGTTTTAGACCAGGAAGTAAAGGACATAGACGACTCTATGTACACATGACCCTTTTCCAATTCAAGTTTCCTGCGCTCCGCCTTTTGATACAACTCACGCTCGGTGTCCGCGTATATTTGATAACGCTTGCCATCAAATGTAAACGAAGTCCTGAATTTATATTTCTTAGGCATGATAACCCTTTCACTTAAGGAAACGGCTTTTTAGTTGCGATTTTTTAAAATTGCAACTAAAGCGAGCACTGCACAAATTAAGCACCAAATAGACCAAATAATTAAGTCAGTATAGCTTCCTGCGTTTGTTATTCCTAAAATGGCAGCCAACCCAAAGAGCACAACAAGTGCAATGTTGCCGCCTTTCCCAACCTTATTTTTAATAGCAATAGAAACGATTCCTCCAGCGAGCATTAATATTGCGACCAAAAGTCCTGCAGAACCACTAACCTCATTATTTTCAGCCAATGCATTACCAAGTCCTGCAATGCCAGACTGAAATGTGACGAATACGCTTAAAATAATAGATAAGATTCCCGACACTAACTTCCATGTTTTCATTTTTTTACATCCTTTCTTTAAAAACAAATATATAAAATGCATATTGCATAAAGCAATCTCTACCTCTTATTTTCTGCTCAATATAAACTCTGTATATTGCAACACATCGGCTAATTGATCATCGCTCATAGATCTGAGATTATCCATGATAGAAAAGAATGAATCTTTATTTTGAGAGACACCTGCAGAGGAATTAGACGAATCATCGCAGTGTCCACAGTTGCCATGGTAGTTATTTGTAGTAGAAGTATTATTATCTGCACCAATAGAGTTTGATATATTGCCATTGTGAGAAGTCTGAGTAATACTTTGATTGTTTGCATAGATGTTGCCGTAGATTGCTTTTAATGGCTTATGATTTAGTGCGATTCGTATATCATCATCAAGCAGGTCAAACATGGTGTCTATGTCAATAGACAAGCCTTGCGAAACTTTCAAAATTGTTTCAAGCGAAGGCATTAAAGCTCTGTTTGTTTTAGGGTTTATATTTTTTTCTAGCATTGCAACATAACCTTTTGTTATTCCACATTTATTAGCGACATCTTCTAAAGTCATTTTATTTTCTAAGCGATAATTATGTATTATTTCTCCTAAATTCATAACTCACCATCCTTTTTGTAAAGTATATTATACATAAAAATAAAAGTCAACGAAAATGTATAAAAGACTTGACGCATATAGTAAAGTCGACTATACTGAAATAAAAAAGCTGAAAGGGAAAATCTAATGTTTCGTATAAAAGAAAGACGCATGGAGTTAGACATGTCGCAAGAACAGTTAGCTCAAAAGTCAGGAATATCAAGAATGACAATATCGATGTTAGAAAATGGAAAGCAACAGGATATCAAAGTTAGTACTCTAAAAAGACTCGCAGAAAACTTGCAATGCACCATTGCAGATTTATTATGCAAATAAAGTCAAGCCGACTATACAATAGGACGTGAAATTATGACAAAAACACAAATAGAAAATTGGCTCTCTAAAGGAGTAAAAGGGAAGATAGTTATATCTGCAGAAAAAGTTGCGTTCTTAATGACTATGCGTAAAGCAGATGCAGTTGAGCTATGTGAAGGATGCAACTATGACAATAGGAATAGCAAGCGCAGATACTATTACATAGAAGATGTAGCGGAAAAACTCGCAGCAAGAAGAGGAATATAGGAGGACGAAATGAAAAAGATTGTTTATTTGGTTTTGACAATAACGATAGTACTCGGATTGAACGCAATTGCGACAGCGATAGAGTTTCCAGGAATTAACGAGCCACAGAATTTAGGCGAACCAAAGACCGTCGCAGAGCTAGAAGAAGAGGACCATATAGAGAGAACTGCAAAGAGGTATGGACTGGATCCACGCATAATAAAGGCACTAATTGAAGAGGAGAGTGGGTGGCTATCGTCTGCAGAGGGAGACGATGGGAAATCGGTCGGCTTGATGCAAATCCAGGAAAGATGGCATAAAGCGAGAATGCAAAGACTAGGCGTGACCGACTTATACGATCCCAAACAAAATGTAAAAGTAGGTTGTGACATACTAGCTGAATTACTTGGCAAGTATGGGAACTATAAAGACGCGTTGAGCGTTTACAACAGCGGTAATACCAAAGATGGAAAGCAATATGCGGAAAGGATTATAAAGAATGCAGGACTATAAAGATTACGAGGGCAGGTGCAAACACTGTGGTCACACAGAACTCATCTTGTCTGAATCACAAGAGCAAGCAGATGAGAATGTGACAAGAAAGTGCATGTGTGATGGCAGGGAAAGAGAAGATCGAAGAAACAAACTTACACAAGCCATCAATGACATTTCCAAAGCAGATGAATACCTCAATCTCAAAGAACTAGACGGAAGTACTAAAGGTCTAGTACATCGAATTGGAGACATGGTACTCGATGAAATAATAGAAAAGGCAAGCATCACAGTGCAGGGAAGCACAATCACCATAAAAGGCGGAGCAAAGATAAGAGTGCAGCGAAATGCAAAGACCACTGCGCTAATGGAGATTTAGTACAAAGTTATCAACTGCCTCGTGGTTTTCAAATATTTTTCAAAAGGGGTTAGATATAAAGCAACCACGAGGCATTGATTATAAAGGAGCAGATATGTACAGACTAAAAGTTATATTCCAAATCGAATTACCCAACAGCATGGCAAAATCGCCTGCAGAGGTGATTGAGATGTTTCAAAACAACGAGTTCGTTTTAACAAAAGAGGACATTGTAGATGTGTCCGCAGTAAAAATCGAAAAGGAGACAAGTGATTATGAGTGATTACAAAGGAGCACTTTTTCCAAAGCCAAAACGCAAAAAAAGAAAAAGGCTGACAAATGGCTACAAAGACAAAGCTGAGCGAATTTGCAAATATTGTGGCAAGCCTTACGCAGAAAGGCATGAATTATTTTATGGACCACTAAGACAGATAAGCATTGAATTTGGTTTTCAAATTGATGTGTGTCCTGAGCATCATAGATGGTTGCATAGTGCGGATCCATCAGGGGTTGAAGAACGAGATAGACTTCGTGCTGAAACCGAGAGGAAATACATCGAGGATTTAATGACAGATGGATGCACATTGGACGAAGCAGTTGAAGCCTGGATGCAATTTATCGGCAAGAACTACTGCGAGGAAATAAATCCATGAACTGTCCTATTTGCGGCATAAGTCATAACGAGCAGAATGTGTGGAGACAATGTCCGAAAGAACAAGAAACTGTATGTACAAGGTGTTGCAGGAAATGTAATCAATATAACGAAAGCATGCACAGATGTATGTACCATTCACATATGTCAACATTCATAAAAGACAACAGAAACAATCCACACGAAATAGCACAAAGGATAATAAGGAAACTAAGAAATGAATAGTGTACACCTAATAGGAAGGCTAACAAGAGACCCTGAGCTGAGATACACCACATCACAGATGGCAGTGGCAACATTCAGTATGGCAATAGATAGGCCGACGCGTGCCGATCGAGAGAAAGAGACAGACTTTCCACGCGTAACTGTATTTGGTAAGCAGGCAGAAAACTGTGAGAAGTACTTAGCAAAAGGAATGATGGTTGCAATCCAGGGAAGACTGCAAACGGGCAGCTATACAAATAAGAATGGCGACAAGGTATTCACCACTGATGTTGTTGCAGAGAGAGTCGAATTCATCGAGTGGAAAGATGCAAAACAAAGCAATGGTACTGCAAAGGCAGCATTTAATGACGATGATATTCCTGATGGATTCGAGCAGCTAAATGAAGATGTGCCATTTTAGGAGGAACATTGATGACAAAGAACAGCAAACTCTATGTCTACATTGAGTACGAGGAAACTGCAAAAGGAATCATAGTTCGAAATCATCACGATGGAGCTTCGATGCTAATAAGTAAGAAGAACACAGATCAAGAGATAAGGCAGTTCAAACAAGAAATTATAGACGACATAGTCGAACTTATGTCAAATGTCCACATTAAAGAATGCAAGGTATGTCACAAAAAATACTACACACAGTATATGCAGCAACGCAACTGCTCAAAGAAATGTAGCGAAGAGGCACAAAGAGAAAGCGTACGCAGATGCTATCAGGCAACAAAAGAAAAGGAAAACATCGGAACGGCCTCAAACAATGAGAATCTCGACAGAGAAATAGCGGCCGCAGACGCAGAAGGCATTTCGTACGGAAAGCGAAAGGCACGCGAATTTGCAAAGACAGTAAGGGTAGAAATATGAAATTCATTGATTTTTTTAGCGGTGTGGGGGGGTTCACGCATGGGATGGAACTTGCAGGACACGAGTGTATTGGTCACTGTGAGTTTGACAAGTATGCAGAAGCAAGCTATCGCTCAATGCATACCATCACAAATAAGCAACGAGAATACTTGCTTACCTTACCGCTCAGACAAAGACAGAAGGAGATTTTAAAGGATGAGTATCTTAATGGAGAATGGTACGCAAATGATGTTCGAAGAGTTATCGCAGAAGACATCCCACGAGCAGATTGTTGGTGCTTTGGATTTCCCTGCCAGGACATTAGCATCGCAGGACACCAACACGGATTTAAAGGAAATCGTTCAAGCCTATTTTTTAGAATTACAAACCTTGTTGAACAGCTCAAAGAGGAAGATAGACCCGACACCCTTTTCATTGAAAATGTTAAGAATCTACTTTCTGTTAATAGAGGACTCGACTTTGCAAGGCTTCTCATTGAATTGGACAAAATTGGGTACGATGCGGAGTGGGAAGTTATCAACTCGAAACACCATGGCGTCCCACAAAACCGCGAAAGAGTGTTTATTGTTGGACATCTTAGAGGAGCAGGTAGACGGGAAGTATTTCCTATCGAGAAAGCAGGCGGAGAAAATTGTATTAAGCAAATAGGCCTTATAGGGGGGGTGAAACGAGATAATCCCAATCGTTACAGAGTTTACGATCGTGAGGGAATTGCTCCCTGCCTAACAAAATGTGGAGGTGGAGGCCTAGAGGCATATATAACACAGCCATTTGGAGTTGTAAAGACAAGCAGCAAGCTACAAGAACTCGAAATTGCAAACTGCTTGACAGCGAAAGAGGATCGAGGGGTGTCAAAGCAAGGCCCATCAGGAACTGCAGTTGCTATACCACTAGCATTTTCAGAGCAGTTTGGTATAGACAAGTCATCAAAGGCACCTCAGAAAATAGACATTGCAAATTGTCTACTTGCAAGGGAAGACAGTGGAGTAAAAACACACTCTGCAGAGGGAACTGCAATAGCAATTCCCGTCCTAACGCCTGAGCGAGAAAACAAGCGACAGAATGGACGAAGAATGAAAGAAGATGGCGAACCCTCTTTTACACTAACAGCACAAGACAGACATGGCGTTGCAATATCCGTGCAACCAAATGATAAAAGTGGGGTGGATGAAATCAAAATAAAGGAAGCTACAAAAAAAGGATATGCTCTTGCAGACAAGGGAGATAGTGTCAACCTCGCAGTACCAAATAGCACAACAAGACGAGGAAGAGTAGGCGATCAAGTCGCGCAGACACTAGATACATCTTGCAACCAAGGAGTTGTAGTAGAGCTATACGATGACTGCAGTGTGTGGGCAACATGGAGCGAAAAATATAACTGCTATCTTGCAATAAGAAAACTAACACCACGAGAGTGCTTTAGACTGCAGGGTTGGGAGGACAAATATTTTGAAAGAGCAGAGCAGCTAAACTCAAATAACCAACTATACAAGCAGGCAGGCAATGGAGTGACAGTTACTGTCATAAAACACATAGCAGAGAGGATGGAAAAATGAAAGAAAAAGAGACCTTAAATGAATTCAAGCCAGGCGATGTTTTTATATATCGAAATGGCGATCGATACGAAATAGGAAAGGTAAAGGGAATCAAAGACGACACACATTGTTGGTGTTGGTATCACGAAGGCGAAACTGCAGCATCGACTTCCATCGATGTAATGCACAAAATCATGAATGATTTTTGTATAAAGAAAACGACTCTTGGAGGAGCGACTGAAGAGGTTAATAACTTATGAAAGCGGTGCTTAAATATCCAGGGGCAAAGAACAGGATTGCTCCTTGGATAATAAAACATATACCTGAACACAAAGTATACTGCGAGCCGTTCTTTGGAAGTGGAGCCGTGCTGTTTAACAAAGAACCTTGCTATAACGAGATTGTCAACGATATTGATGACGATGTGTATAACTTCTTCAAAGTGTTGAGAACCGAACCGAGCAAGTTGGCCGAAGCAATAAGACTGACACCTTATTCAAGGACAGAATATGAAATGGCTTATATAAGCGACACTATAGATGATGTAGAGCGAGCGATAATATTTGCAATTAAGTGTTGGCAAGGTTTTGGGTGTGGAAACAAATATAAAAATGGCTTTAGGCGAGGTATAGGAGCGACAAGTCCGAACCCAGCGAAGGCCTGGAATGAGCTGCCTGATTCCTTACGAGTTGCGACCGAGAGGCTGAAAAACGCACAGATTGAGCACAAAGATGCAATAGAGCTGATAAAGAGTTTAAGAGGGGAAGAAACCTTTATCTATATAGATCCTCCATATTTATTAAGCACTAGAAAAAAGAATTTATATAACCACGAATTAGACGACGAATACCATGTAAAGCTATTAAAAGTCTTATGTGAAAGTGACTGCAAAGTGATGATTAGTGGATATGACAACGACCTTTACAATTCATATCTCAAGGATTGGAACAAGCTGAGTAAAGATACTACTGCAGAATGCTCAGTCAAACGAACAGAAACAATATGGATGAACTATGAGTACGATGCTCAAGTGACTTTATACAATTGATAACAGAAATGATGGCGATTGATAAGAGTTGAGAAGAACGCAGAAGAGTTGAGAAGAAAGGATGTAACGATGATACCAAAATTTAGAGCATGGGATAAGCAAAATAATTGTTGGACAAATTATGCAATTAGCGACGACTTGCCAATATTTTATGACAAACATACAGGGTGTTGGCATCGTAAAAACAAAGATAGGTTTGTGTTAATGCAATCAAGCGGACTAAAAGACAAGAACGGAGAGGAAATATACGAGGGGGATATATTGCTAAGCACAGCCTCAGAGAATAAAGAGGATTGGAAGAAATGGCAGGTACATTATGCAGATGGTCGCTTCTTGATTGACTACAAGCAAATTCCAAAGGACAAAAGAAAACGAAAAAACCTTGAATTAGAAGATTTGTGCGAAGACAATGTATGGCTTTATGGGTTAGAAGTAATCGGCAACATATACGAGAACACCAATCTAACCGAGCTTAACAAATACAAGCGAATGCAAAGGAAAACCAAAATGTTCATGAATTTACCAAGCAGAGAAGTAGTTAAACAATTACGCGAGGAATACCCTGAAGGAACTAGGGTCCGTCTTATATCAATGCAGGATCCATATGCACCACCACGAGGCACAGAGGGAACTGTACAAGGGGTAGACGATGCAGGAGCCATCATGGTTGATTGGGACAACGGTAGTGGACTACACATTTTGTATGAAGTCGATGTATGCGAGAAGATATAACAGTCGAAGAAAGGGAAACGATGAAAAACGAAAACGAAACAGTGATTTACTTAAGCGGAAAGATAACAGGTCAGGCAAACTATAAAGAACTATTTGAAGAGGCAAAGAAAGATGCCGAGGATAAATTTCCAGGAGCAACAATAATCAATCCTGCAGAGATTAGCCTACCTGAAATCTGCGATTGGGATGACTATATGAGCATCTGCCTGCGCTTGCTTGATAAAGCTAACATCATATACTTGCTAGATAATTGGTTAGAGAGCAAGGGAGCACGCAAGGAATACATCACAGCCTTTCAAAAGGGACTAAAAGTATACTTCCAAACATACAGCAGGAGAATTGAAAATGAATAAAGAAATAGAGGATCTTGTTAAAAGAGAGCTTGAAGAGGCAAACAAGATACACCCACAATTTAGCAGCACTCACGAAGGGTACGCAGTCATCTTAGAAGAGACAGAGGAGCTCGCTGAGGAGTCTGAAGAAATCGAAAAGATTATAAGGACGTGGTGGGCATATCTCCGCAAAGACGAAGATATAGACATACAAAAGAGACGAGTTGAAAAAATAAGAATCCATGCGGTCAATGCAGCAAAGGAAGCAATCCAGGTGATTGCGATGTGTGACAAGTTCAAGAATTTATAAAAACCTACATTATATATATAGGAAAAAAGACGAGCTCGTGTGAAGAGCATTGCAGCTCGATAAGAGTATTAGTAATAGAGGGAAAAAACGAGAGATGGTCAAGATAAAACAAGTAGCTATAAAAGAGACATGCGTAGCAGGAAGAACTATTGAGCATGTCATTAAACTTCCATCAGGATGTCATAAAGGAAAGAGGGCGCAAAAAATGAATGCCACACCTGAAAATGTTAAGAAGATAAACGACATCATAGCAGAGAGAAACTTTAGGAGACTAATCAATCATAACTTTGGATATGGATCAGGTCACTACACACTAACATATGGCCATGATGAGCCAACACCTGCAGAGGCAAAGAAGCACCTCAAGAATTTTTTGAACAGACTCAAGTATGCAATGGGAGACGAGCTAAAGTGGATTGCTGTAACTGAGTACGAGAACAAGCGAATCCATCACCATGTTATAATCAACACTTGCGATGCAGTACTTATAAACAAGAAGTGGGGTAAGGGATGGGTAAAGCCAACACTGTTTGATGATAGTGGTGACTATCACCTACTCGCAAATTATTTGATAAAAGAGACACAGAAAACTTTTAGGGATGAAGATTGTCCAACCAAACGCAGATATTCCTGCAGTCGAAATTTAGAGAAACCGATAGTTAAAAGAGAGCCTGTAAGTATTGCGGCTCTATTTGACGATCCAAAGGCAATCAAAGGTTATTACATAGCAAAAGACAGCATAAGGAGATACACACATCCTGTAACGGGACTTGATTACCTAGAGTATACCGAGATAGCTCTAGACAAACCAAGAAAGTATAAGGTATGGCCACGAGGAAAGACAGTCCGTGCAGAGGGACCTATAAAAATAAGAGAAAGGGAAAAGCAGCTTGGTATTGCCGAGCTCGATTAGTGTGCAATGAGAGATTACCAAAGGCAAAAGAATAACAAGTACAACCTGCCCACAGAAGTGTATCATCAAACGGTATGGCAGATTAGAGATTATTATAGACTCAAAGCAAAGGCGCAAGATATCCTTGACGAATGTGCAAAGCTATCTGATGGACAACCACGAGGGACTGACATACAAGACATCGTTGCACAGAAGGTTATCAAAAGAGATGCATTCATCGAAAAGACGAGGGCAATCGAAAAGGCGCTCGACACTATCCCATACGAATACCAAAATGGGGTATGGAATAGCATCTTATATTTTGAGAGGTATCCGCGTGATGCAGCAGTAAGCACATATGGATCATACAAGTCAAAGTTCATCTACAAGACAGCAGAGAACCTTAAATTGATTTAAAATCAAAACTTCGGAAACCAGGGAAAAAAAACAGTGTTATCATGATAGTGTGGAGTGTGACGGGATAAGGGCAACGGCACACCGCAATACATCTCTCAAACTAAAGTGTTTGAAACTCATAATTCACTAAGCAAAGGGCAGTTTTATAGCTGCCTTTTGTTTTGCTTATTTTCAGGAGAAGAAATGAATTACAAAGAAATAGAAATCAGCAAGCTAATGCCATACGAGAACAATGCAAGAACGCACAGTGAGGCACAGCTAAATAGAATTGCAGAAAGCATAAAAGAGTTCGGATTCATCAATCCAATACTAATTGACAAGGAATACGGGATCATCGCAGGTCATGGAAGAATGATGGCGGCAAAACAACTCGGAATAGATAAGGTGCCTTGCTTATTTGTTGAGCATCTAAGTGAGGAACAGAAACGAGCATACATAATCGCAGACAATAAACTCGCACTAGACGCGGGATGGGATTACGACATACTCGAAAGCGAGATGAAAGCACTGCAGGAGATGTACTTTGATTTAGAGCTAACGGGTTTCACGGAAGATGAAATCGCAGGCATAATCAAACTAGGAACTGAAGAGGAATACGAGGACGACTTTGACCCTGAAGAGGCACTACCTGAAGAGGCAGTCACAAAGCCAGGAGACATATGGCAGCTAGGAGAACATATACTTGCATGTGGCGATAGCACGAACAGCGAGGACATGCAGAGGCTTGTAGATGGCAGAGTGGTTGATTTGATAGTAACAGATCCACCATACAATGTGGCATATGAAGGCAAGACAAAGGATAAACTAAAGATTCAAAACGACCATCAATCGACTGACGACTTCACAGCCTTCCTAGAGGCAGCGTTTAAAAACATGGCAGAATGGCTAAAATCTGGGGGGGTGGTCTACATATGGCACGCAGACACGATGAGAAAGGCTTTTTTAGATGCAATAGAGCAGACAGACTTATCAGTACGAGAAGTGCTTGTTTGGGTAAAGAATACGATGGTTCTAGGACGACAAGATTACCATTGGCAGCATGAACCCTGCCTTTACGGATGGAAAGAAGGAGCTGCACACTATTTTATCGATGATAGAACGCAGACAACAGTAATGCAGTACGACAAACCTGCAAAGAGCATAGAACATCCAACAATGAAACCTATCGAGTTAATTGCAAAACAAATACAGAACAGCAGCAGAACAAACGATGTCGTTTTGGATCCATTTGGTGGAAGTGGTACAACTCTTATAGCATGCGAACATCTGAAGAGGAAATGCTTAACCATGGAACTAGATCCAAGGTACTGTGATGTCATCGTAAAACGATGGGAAGAGCTAACGGGACTAAAAGCTGAAAGGCTGACATAAAATGACGGAAGGAGGGCATTATGGCAAAGGGCAAATATGACGAATGGCGCACCAAGGAAGGATTGTTAAAAATCGAGGGATGGGCGCGAGATGGACTTATAGATGAGCAGATAGCTCACAACATTGGAATATCGAGGAAAACACTCAACGAATGGAAGAATAAATATAGTGACATTCGTAACGCCTTAAAAAAAGGCAAGGAAGTTGTGGACATCGAGGTCGAAAATGCACTCCTCAAAAATGCACTTGGATATGACTATGAAGAGACAACGATAGAGGTTGATTCTAAGGGGAAAAAACGAAAGAAGATTATAACCAAGCACGTGCAGGGAGACACCACTGCACAGATTTTTTGGTTAAGAAATAGAAAACCACACTTGTGGAGAGATACGCGTAACATCGCGGTAACTGCAGAGGATAGCACCAAACTAGATGCAATAATGACACAGTTGGGCGGTGAGGGCCTTGAAGAGTAACTTTCCATTGAGCCAAAAGTATATTGACTTTATCAACACCACTGAGGGGGTGAGTGCTGAGTTTCTAGAGGGGACTACAGCATCGGGAAAGACAACAGTTGGTGCATCTGTCAAGTTCATGCGAATGGTATCTAAAAGCAAACAGAAATTGCATATACTGGCAAGCACGACAATCGGAACGGCCGAGAAGAATATCATCAACCAGGACAACGGAATCCTTGATGTACACAAGAACGCAGAGTACCGTGGAAATGGCGACAAGGAGAACAAACTATCTCACATAAGGTTTGAAGACAAGATCATCTATGTATTAGGCTACAACGATGCACAGAAGTGGAAGTTAGCACTTGGAGGACAGTATGGCTGTGTGTTTATAGATGAGATAAATACAGCGAATATGGAATTCGTGCGAGAGGTGTCAGTAAGAAACGAATATCTATTAGCGACACTTAATCCCGACAATCCTGCACTGCCTATATACAAAGAGTTTATTAACCACGCGAGGCCTTTCAAAAAGTACAGAGCAGATGTTCCCGAAGAAATATTAAAAGAATTAGTAGAACCGCCAATTCCTGGATGGAGGTATTGGTTTTTTAGTTTTAAAGATAATGCAAGCCTCACTGAAGAGGCTATCGAAAAAAAGAAACAATCTGCACCGCCAGGGACAAAGTTATACAAAAACAAGATTCAAGGCTTGCGTGGGAGAGCAACGGGCATCGTTTTTATTAACTTTGAGCAAAAGAAACACACCATCAAGGCTAGTTATCTAAAAGAGCAAATAAAACGAGGAGAGGTCAAGTTTGCTCGTTTTACTGCGGGACTAGACACAGCTTACTCAAGCAAGAGCCCTGATACGATTTCGATGATATTTCAGGGCATAACAACAAAGGGTGTATTGATAACGCTCGATGAAGAGGTATACAACAACGCATCAGTAGACATACCAATCGCACCATCGGACACAGCAGAACGATTTGTCAAATTCCTCGAAAAGAACCGAAAGGAATGGGGGTTTGCTAAAGATGTGTTTGTGGACAGTGCGGACCAGGCAACATTGACGGAACTGAACAAATACAAGCGAACACACGGAAGTATATATAACTTCATCGGTTCGTATAAAAAGACAAAGATTATAGACCGAATTAATCTACAGATTGGATGGATAGCACAGGGTTTATATCTAGTCTGCGACCACTGTATAGAACACTTAAAAGAGATAGACACATACAGTTGGGACGATAAGAAAGACATGCCTGAAGATGGAAACGACCACACAATCAATGCATCGCAGTATGCGTGGTTGCCATACAAGGAAATCATCGGAAAGGAAGAAAGACAAAGTGGGATTGATGAATATGATTAAAAATAGCTTAAGAAAATTTTTAGAAATCGAAGATGCAATGCCTGGAGTAATCAGGATAACTGCTGCAATGACATTTGAGGACAATGCGGCAAAGAACCGCATATGGTACAGAGGTGATGCATACGAGCTATCGCAACTATACACACAGATTCCAAGTCCGAATGCAAGTGTATCGTTTTGGGGAGCAAGGTCAACACCAGGAATGGAAATCAAAAGGGTACACACGGGACTACCTGGACTTATAGTTGATATGCTGACGAGCATTACTTTGACGGATTTAAACTCAATCGAAATCAAATCAAAAGACATCGAGGATAGATGGGAGCAAATAGCTGCAGAGAATAACATCAAGGAGGTACTCAAAGAGGCAACCAAAGAGGCGCTGTACATAGGCGATGGGGTATTCAAGATAGGGTTCGATCCTAAAATAAGCAAATTGCCAATCGTCGAGTGGGTGCCAGGAGACAGAGTGGAACTGATATTTAATCGCAAGCGACTCAAAGAGGTGATTGTAAAGACCTTTTTTACAGAGGAAAGACACAACTACACACTCATAGAGCGATATGGCTATGGTTATCTGAAAAACGAGTTATATCGCAACGAGCAAATGGTAGATCTAAATAGCACGCAGTTTACGAGCGAGCTATCGGACTACACATTCGACGATAATCTAATACTTGCTGTGCCTTTTAACATCTATGGATCAAGCAAGTGGGAAGGAAGAGGACAGTCTATATTTGACCGCAAGACAGACAGCTTTGACAGTTTGGACGAAGCATGGTCGCAGTGGATGGATGCATTAAGAGCGGGCAGGACAAGGGAGTACATTCCTGAATGCTTTTTGCCGCGCGATCCAAACACGGGAATGGTAATGAAACCCAACTCGTTTGATAATCGCTTTATAAAGACCGACACAGACAACCGCGAGGGGGCGTCAAACAAGATAGAAATTGAACAGCCTGCAATTCCACACGATAGCTATTTGTCAACATACATCACAGCACTAGATCTAGCACTGCAAGGAATAGTCAGCCCGTCGACGCTTGGAATCGATGTTAAAAAGCTAGACAATGCAGAGGCACAGCGCGAAAAGGAAAAGGCGACACTATATACACGAGACGCAATCATTGAGGCACTGTCATCGTGCATACCAAAACTCGTCAATATGACAATTAACGCGGCTGCAGTGATGGAAAAGAAACCATTTGAAGAGGTGGAAGTCACAATCACATTTGGTGAATACGCAAATCCGTCATTTGAGTCGCAGGTGGAAACTATCGCAAAGGCAAAGTCAGGAGGCATTCTAAGTATAGAGGCAACAATCGAGGAACTATATGGCGATTCCAAAACAGAGGAATGGAAAGCACAAGAGGTGCAGAGGCTTAAAGCCGAGCAAGGGTTCATAGAAATGGATGAGCCATCTGCGAACGAATCACTTGGTGGTTTTGAGATTGAGGAGTAAACAAAGAAGGATAGAGCGATGGTAATTGTACACATACTAAAGCGCGTTTACCAAATGAGCGATGCAGAGGCAGAGGGGTTGCTAAAGATAGCGGCCGATTCTGTCTCTTTTGGCGTTTACGCGGTAAGAAAAGAAAATCAAATCCAAATGCTAAATATTAAATGTGAGAGCAGAACACAGCTCAAAGCAGAGATAAGGGCATGGAAGAGGCAAGGATACAAGGTATACAGCAATGGACTATGATGTAGCAAGGTCACTCGCACGAATCGAGGACGATATCACAGCATCGCTTATAAGAAATCTGAAGCACCATAGAGCGCAGGAAACTGAAGAGGGACTAGAGTGGGTGCAATGGCAAACAGTCCAACTGCAGGAACTAGACAAGTTTAAACGCAGATATGCAAAAAAACTGAATAAGGAATTCAAGCGAATCAACCCGCACATAGACGAGGCAATCAACGAAGCGTTTAATCAAGGCAAGATGGATGAAGAGGTGGCAATCCTGGAATCCATCAAGGAGGGGAAAGGCAAAGGCAAGGCATACCGAAGAGGTTCGTCCTTCTTTCAAAAGGACAACAAGATCGAGAAGATTATAAACGCAACCACAAACGATATGGAAAAGGCGGAATACGCAATCCTTCGAAGAGCGAACGACCAATACCGAAAGATTATATTTGATGCACAAATGTATGCAGCAAGTGGGGCGGGAACATACGAGAAAGCCATCGACATGGCCACGCACGACTTTCTAAGTGCAGGGATAAACTGCGTGCAGTATAAAAACGGAGCAAGGGTCAGTGTGTCAAAGTATGCTGAGATGGCCATAAGGACAGCAACAAAACGAGCATACTTACAAGGGCAAGGTGAAATGCGCCAAGATTGGGGCATAAGCACGGTCATATTAAACAAGCGCACGAGTGCATGTCCATTGTGTGCTCCTTTCGTTGGGAAGGTATTTATTGACGATGTGTGGAGCGGAGGGACAAGCAAAGATGGGAACTATCCTTTGCTTTCGTCTGCAATTGCCGCAGGACTATATCATCCAAACTGTAAAGATTCGCACACGACATACTTTCCAGGGACAAGCACAAAGCCTGAGCATATCACAAGACGAGATCTGGTAAAGATGGTCAGCGAGGCAAAGAGGGAATCAAAAGCAACATACTGCGAGCGACAAGCAGAAAGGTGCGGGAGACTTGCTAGGTATTCACTAGATACAGACAAGCAGAGGATATTTAGATCCAGGGAACAGCAGTGGATAGAAAAGAAATTCGAATACACAGAAAGAGAACTCGCTCACATAAAAGACGATGGAATAAGAGCCGCAGGGCATGTTAACCTTAAACTTGTGAATTCATATGAATTCCACAAAAAGTTTGAAGGGATAGTTGATAGCAAGGCGGTGTGCGAATCAATGTACAAAGAATCAATGGAGATACTCAAATCAAGGAATAATACTCTACATGAGGAAATCGTAGCGCTAGACGCCCGCATGGGTAAGCTACTTGTAAAAAACACAACGGCAGTCGATAAGGAAATTATTCATGCGTGTGGTTTTACAAAACAAGAGCAGACATTTTTAGAGGAAAGAAAGAAAAAATATGAGGTAATACACAATCACCCGAACAGCTCATTCCCATCTAGTGCAGATATAAGAAGCCTATTCGAAAGAGAGTGGCAGAGTGGTTCTCTTATACCTTGTCACAATGGTGATTTATATCACATAGGCAAGCTAAAGGGAAAGAAAGATGTTGATAAACTGATAAATACGATATATACTGTAAAAAAAGAAGAGATGCTAGGATATCCTAATGGAGCAATCGAAGAGGAAGTTAGTCGAGAAATAATTAGGACGCTAATCAAAACTAAGCACATTACATTTACAAGGAGATAGAGAGATGAATAAGAAGGAGGATATTGTTCGCGACTATGAATATTTTCTAGACGATAGTATGATGCCAAGTGCAGAAGAGTCAAAGAAGATAGTAATACCCGAAGAGCTAAGAAAAAGAATGAGTGAAAGGATAGACAAAGAACTGCGCGAATTAGGTTATTATTAAATCAATAAAATTATATAAAATGTTAAGCATCGCAAAGCGCGGTGCTTTTTTAGTGGAAAAAGGAGGATCATATGAAATTATCAGACACTATTGACTTGATGAACAGCGCAGACTATAAGGAAAGATTCTGTGCAGAGTACTATCAAACAAAGGAACGCTACAACAAGTTGCACAGGCTTGTAATCAAGCTCGAAGCAAAGACAGCAGAATTCACGCCAACTTGTAGCATAGACTTGCTAAAAAAGCAAAAGGCAGCTATGGGTGAGTATTTGTACTGCTTAGAGGTGAGGGCGGAAATCGAAAGAATCGACATTATGAAAAAGCAACCATGTCAGGAGAGACTGCACAATATTGGGGCAGGCGCTTTAGCTTCAGCAACATAAAATAACAAAGAATATTTAGGATTAGGAGGAAGAAAAAATGAAACATGAAGATTTTATAAAACTATGCGCAAGGAAGGTCGCAGAATACGAAAACAACAGAAAGGACATCAATGTCCAAATCGATCGTGACAATGTATTCTGCGTATGGTCATGCAAAACACTGCAGAATAGTAAGTGCTTGATGTCTGCACCACATAAGGGTGCGAAGTATTACGAGTTCACACACAACGGAGACAAGCACGAAGTATACATGGATGTGTACAGCAAGGATATTAACATCCCGCTTGCAGAGGACGGAACACAAATCACAACAAGAATAAGATAAACCAAGAAGGCGCATAGCTTTCTTTTTTTATGGTCCGAAGACTTAAAACTACACGGAGACACCGTGCAACAACTGAAGAGGGAGACACCCTTACAACTGAGACCGAGAGACACTCGAAAAACTGAAAGGAAAGGTATTTTAAAATGGCAGATGGAATCAACACACAGAACCAGGCACAAGACGAAGGAAATCAGAATCAGGCGACACAGAACACAAATGCAGGAGTAAGCAATCAGGGAACAGCAAAGATTGACTTTGATTACGAAAAACTCGCAGGCATAGTAAGTGGAGCACAGACTGTGAAGGAAGAGGCGGTGTTAAAGAACTACTTTAAACAGCAGGGATTAAGTCAGGACGAAGTCACGCAGGCTATATCGCAGTTTAAGGCGCAAAAAGAAGCAAATACACCAAATGTACAAGACCTGCAGGAAAAACTAACACAGGCGCAGACAATGGCTCACGCAGCCCAAATAGACAGTGCATTGCAGATTGCAGCCTTAAAAGGAAATGTAGAAATCAGCAACCTGCCTTATGTTCTAAAACTTGTGGACAGAAGTACGCTCACAGTAGATTCTACTGAGGACGATTACATCGCAGCAGTGAACAAGGTTTTGGAGGATGTGCCTGCTCTCAAAAAGACAGATGAGCAGGGTGCAGGATTTCAGAAAGTAGGTGCAGGAGCAACGGGGGGAACAAATACCTCACAAGCTGATGCACTTAAAAAGATTTTTGGTAATTAGAAAGAGAGGAATTAAAAATGGCAGTATATAATTACGCAGAGCAGTTTTCACCAGAACTACAACAGAAATATTCAAGGGAGCTAACATCATATGCGCTAACACAGTCAAATCCTGGAGTAAAGTTTTTGAACGCGCAGACAATCAAGCTACCATCAATCACAGTTTCAGGCTATAAGGATCACAATCGCCAGGGCAGTGGTTTTAATTCGGGAACAATCTCAAATGAGTGGGAACCTAAGAAACTCACCCATGACAGAGATATCGAGTATAGGATTGATCCTATGGATGTTGACGAGACAAATCTTGTCCTCGAAATGGCAAATGTACAGAATACCCTCGAAACAGACGAGGCAATTCCTGAGAAGGACAAGTACAACTTCTCAAAGCTCTATGCAGAAGCAAAGACTCATGCAGCAAACGGAGCAAGCATCGTCACAACTGCACTCACAGCGGCAAATGTGCTTGATTGGTTTGATGAAGCGATGGAAAAGATGGACGATGAAAGCGTTCCTGCAGAAGGAAGAATTCTCTATGTAACACCTGCGGTGAGAAAGCTCATCAAGAAGGCGGATGGAATTCAGAGAACAGTTGATGTTACAGCAGGAAAAAAGGACATCGACAGAAACGTACACAGCATCGACGATGTAGAAATCGTTAGCGTACCATCTGCTCGCATGAAGACAAAGTACAACTTCAC